GCCGCTTTGTTCATCAGGACGGCAATGGGGGCGTGGTACACGGCCAGTTTGGCTGCTGCGATTTCATCGGAGGGGATGGTATCATCGATTGCCGTGAGCTTACCGGCGGCATTGCCCGTGATCACCCCGTTGCTGTCAAAATCAACGCTGAAACTGCCCAGGTAGCGGTCGAAGCACCCGGCCTGCACGATGACCGTGGGAGCGCTGAAATTATTGACCACCAGCGGGTAAACATCCGGGACGGTGTGGCTGTGCCCGCCGACTATGATGTCGATGCCTTCCACCTGGGATGCCAGTTCAACGTCTTCATCCCAGCCGATATGTGTGAGAGCTATGATCTTATTCACGCCCTTGCCCTGGAAATACTCAACTGCTTTCCTGGCCCACGTTAAATGGTCGTTAATTACGATCTCCGGGCCCGGCTTTGCGATTTCGGCAGTCTCCTCGGTCGTAAGGCCGAAGATGCCGTATTTATGCCCGCCCCGCTCTATGATGACCCAGGGCTGAACCCGGCTGCCCAACGCACCGGCTTCGCTGAAATCAAAATTGGCGCAGAGTACGGGGAAATCCGCATTCTTCACAAAGTCCGCGAGTACATCATCACCCTTGTCAAACTCGTGGTTGCCCAGGCACATGGCGTCATATTTGAGGTACTCCATGTACCACAGGTCGGCCTCGCCCTTATACAGAGAAAAGTACGGCGTCCCGGCAAACACATCGCCCGCATCCAGCAGCAGCTGATCGGATTGCGTTTTACCGTCCCTCAAGCCGGTGATCAGCGTACACCTGGCGGGCACGTTATCAAGGTGGGCGTGTGTATCATTGGTATGCAAGATCGTGAGGTGCGCCGGGCCTTCCGGAACGGCGGGGCGGCAACCCGTAACCGACACGACACAGGCTGCTGCCAAGATACAGCTGAAAAATACTGCCGAAATATAACTAAATCTGGAGTTTCCCATATCAATTAAGATTATAATCGGTTAAAGATACACAGGACATCAATTATTTTATAAGCTTCAAACGGCGCAGATCTTTGACAGACCACCCAATATCATCAAATAGGGATTTAAGGAGGTTAGAACCAAAGGTTTTGCCGGCATGGTAATGAACAGAAGCTCGGCGGCCGTCAGGATGTTTGTAGATACGTTGAGAACCTGATTTAGTATCCGGTTCCCAGTCGTCTTTCAATAATGCGGCAATAAGTTCATCCGCGGAAAGATTTTTTAGCTGGTCCCAAATAAGTTTGGGGAATTTCACGCGGTCGCTACCGTCAAATCCTCTTTAAATATGCGAGAAGAGGCCTTACCCCGACCTTGTTTCTTCAAGCCTGCCGGTGGAACATCTATTACCACACCCACGGGGATTGGGTCGCCGTGCTTTATGAGCGATTCTATATATGCGGTAGCAGCATCACGTGCATTGCTTAAGGCTTCGTCTACCGTTCCACCACACGCATGAAGGCCTTTAAGCGCAGGACAGTAGGCGTGGTATTCATCACCATCCGGCTCCACTATGATTTCAACCTGGAAACCTATTTGCTTTTTTCCATTTCCTGCCATATTAATTCACCTTCTTTAATCACAGAAAGGTAACTTCCGATTATGTGAATATAATAGTGTGGTCAGGTTTGGGTGTCAAACGAATTTCCCGATTTGATCCCCCAGCGCAAAACGGAGATAAACTGGATTATGGTGGCGTCCCTGGGGGGATTCGAACCCACGACCCGCTGCTTAGAAGGCCCTGAGGGGAAAAGCAAGTCCTGCCAAAAGCTCATTGCGCCACCAGCCATCACTTAGGCTTGCATTTCTGACAGGGCTGGTAACCTTGTGCTGTGGCCTCAGCAACGGAACGGAATTCTATTTTGTTACTATCTTTCATATCGCCGACGCTACTACACGTCGGGTAGTGGAGTTTCTTTGTGCTTTTATTACCGATATAAATTTTGTCGGCAGGTTGGCCAGCAATCGTGGGTGCAGCGGACACGACTTGGGTAGACGTTTTGTTATCTGAATATGCCCACAAGCCCAGTTTGGTTGCCCGTGCTTGGTTCTGTAACTCCATAAAATTATCCTGGTATTTGATATCAGGCGGATATGGGAAGGCGACGGCATATCCCAGGCGCACGAGCTCTGCGTTAATAAACAGATCGCCAACGTAGACATACCTTAAAAGACGATTGAACCTATCAACTTCGGATATGTCCTTTTCTAATTCCACGGTTTTACCCGTGACCAGTTCCTTATTTTTAGCCGAAGCCTCGGGGCCGTAATAATCTGCCGGCTTCCCGAATATAGCCAACTCCGGCGTATCGATCCCAATATAACGTACCTCATATTTCTTACCGTTAATAGAAACGTCGATCGTATCACCGTCAACTACCCTCACTACCTGTGCGGTGGTGAAATTAGATTCAGGTTGGATTATTTGCGCTGGGGCTGCAGGGACTGCAGGGGCACAGGCCAAACTTAATAAAAGGATAGTAAAGAACAGCTTTCGCATTACATCCTCCTGAAGATCCCGACCACGACGCCATATATCTCGCAGTCTTTTGCCTGGGACTTCTTTACTAATCTGAATAGTTGTGGGTGCTCGTGCCCGTTGTGATAACAGAGTATTGTTTTACCAATCTCTGGTGCAGCATCTTGGTCAATGATCAGGGTGTCACCATCCAGAATGTCCGGCGCCAAACAATAGCCCTTCGCTTTGACGCCGACATAATTGACTTTACCGGTGCCAGTGCGTGGGATATAAATGTACTCGAGGATTTCCCCTGGCATGTGTAATTCAGCGACAACAGGGACCTCGTAAAAATTTGTCTGCATGGCCTGTATATCCCTAACCATATCACTGATTCCTTGGGGGCGGATGTATTGGACAGGAGGCTTTTTGGAAAGGGCAGCGTCATAAAGTGTCCCCGGACTAATTTTTAAGGCTCTTGCTATTTTATCCAGGGATTCTTGAGAGGTGAATTTATACTTACCTTTTTCAATACGAGATATAAAAGATGGGGCCACACCAGCCAACTTCGCTAATTCATGTTGGGATAACGATCTTTTTGTCCTGGCTAATTTTACAGCTTCACCAATATCCATGGAGAATCTCCCTTAATCAGGATAATATAAGTGTTGCCAATTTGTCAACATTTAAATAATTAGCTGTGAGGGGGGTATTGACATCACGGCAATCATGGTGATACCATAAGGGCAACATGCTACAGCAGATGTTATATGCCAAGATGGCAACACTCCAAATGAACAACCGGCAATTTGCTGAGCACTTGGGTATAACAAAAGTGGACCTGTCCCGACTCCTCCATGGTAAACGCAGTCCTTCCTTAAATATAGTCAAAGCCATCTATGCAAAATATCCCGACCTGGCTGATGTTCTGCTGAAGGAGTGACATGGGAGGTGTTATGTCACAGCAAATTGTCATAGCGAAACCCGTCATAGTAACCCTGGAGATTGAGGGGCATAAGCTCCGCTCCGTCGAGGCCAGGGGATTGGTATGTGTCCGGGACATACTGGATGCTATTGATGTTGGACACGCTGCGGCCTGGATTGAAAAGCTCAATGTTCTTTCAAAACACACTGACAATTCCAATGTGGTTTCAAACAACGTTGCCCTTGAATATTTCAACGTGGGACAGCCAAAGGATGCCGCCTTCACCAACGAGCCAGGTATCATTGAAATCCTGGCCGGCAGCCGCAAACCCATTGCAAAGATTATACTGCGGGCGCTCATCGACAAACTGAGAGCGCGGGCATCCATTTCCCCTGATATCATAAAGGCCTTAACTGACCGCATAGAACAACTGGAACGCGGCGGCCGGCATTTATTACTTCAACCCATCCCTGACATTTCAGCCAGGGCCCGGCTGAACATGATTATCCGCAGGTTTGTAGCCAAGCAAGAAGAACTTGGTTATGCATATTCGTACCCGGATGCATGGCGGGAACTCTACTATCAACATAAATATCGTTACCACGAAGACCTAAGGTCCCGCGCCCGCAACCGCAAATGTGATCCGCTGGATTGTGCCTCGCCAAAAGAATTAGAGGATTTGGTCAACCTGGCAGGGCATATCTTCATAGAGAGTTGATGAATAAACAGGAAGCCGCCCGGCTGGGCGGATTAGCGACTGCCGAGAAATACGGGCTCAACTGCGTGAGGTGCCCGCTGGACGGCCGGTTATGTGAGGCCCGGCTCATCGCCGAGAAGTCAGAATTCCACTCGGCGAACGGCCGCAAGGGCGGACTGATCGGTGGCCGCAAGGGTGGAGAGGTCACTAAGCGGCGCCACGGCAAAGAGCATTACTCCCGCATTGGCAAGCTTGGCGGGAGGGGCAATAAAAAGGAGGTTGCTCATGCGGAATGAAATATTAAACGGTGCACTACGACCAGATCAGAAGGCAAAGGGATACTCCTTAGAGGAGGAGGGCGATTTTCTATACCTGCTAAAGGAAGGCAAGCGTGTCGCTACCTTTATCCCGTTCGTCACACCCTGGGCGGTGCAAAAGGCATGCGACATTTTTGAGAGCGCGAGTAATTAAGGAGGGTTTATGCCCATCAAAGGACTTACGGAAAAGCGCCGGCTGCCGCGCTTAGGCAAGATCAGGACCGGAATTAAAGTGGCTAATGCCAAAGGCACAGAATATCCACAGGCAGTCGAATATTTTGTGTGTCCTCCGGAGGTACAGACAGTCTATGGGGAAAAGCCCAAATCACTGAGAATCTACTTCCCGATCGAGGACGACACGGTTTTTGCCAGCCAATTCTACAGAGCTTACTCTGCGAGCCGGGGATTAATCTGTAAGGGTGATGGTGAGACAGCATACCGGTTATGTGACATCAACAACGAGACATTCCCCACGCCGGATACCAAAGAGATAGCACTCAAAGAGATAGCGTGCGAGGGCAAGGAATGCGAGCATTACGGCAAAAAATGCACTGAGGTTATGAACCTGCAATTCCTGCTGCCCGATGTACCAGGACTGGGTGTGTGGCAATTAGACACCGGATCGGTAAACGCAATCAGGAACGTCAACTCCACACTGGAACTCATACGGTCCATAGTGGGGCGGGTCGCCATGGTACCGCTGGATCTGGTTATCGCGCCGCTGGAGGTGACAGCGGACGGTAAAAAGAAGATCGTCCACATCATTAATATCAAACTGAACAAAACCCTCTTGGAGCTGCGGGCCAGCATGGGGAAGGAACTGCCCCGCTTAGCCCCGGTAGATAAAGAAACCGGAGAGATCAACCCGGGCCTGCCAGTGCCGGATGACGAAATACCAGAACTTATCATGCCACAGAATCAAAAACAAGATCAGGAAGCTAACGATCAAGTTAAAGTCGAAGTCAAACCCGAACTTAATGTGACCGACATACTCAATGTGGACTGGTCCAGAGAGACACAGAAAGACTACCTAAACACGCTGGTCAGAGTTAGCCTCAAGTTAGGATGGCTGCCTCCTCAGATCAAACAGTTTTTCCAGGATAAATTCAACATAGCGGATTCGCGCGGTATCACGATTGGTATGCGCGTGCCGGTACTGAAGGCCATGCTGGAGGAGCTGCAAAACCAAGCCCCTTTATTCGAGGAGACGATATGAGCAATGTGGAGCAAACGCCAGCCCAAATCAAAGAGCATTTAATAGCGCGTGCCAAAGAGGATCTCTTCCCCTGGGTAAAAAAGCTGCTTCCTGAAACCGTGGATGGTAAGAGGATACTCAAAATTACCATCGAGAGTGATGAGCAACTGAGAAATTGCAGTGACCTGCTGGCATTGGCGAAGAGTCTCAAAAAAGACTTGAACAACACGCGGTCTGAGGAAAAAAAACCTTCTCTTGAGGAAGGCCGAAGGATAGATGCTGGCTATAAACAGCCTCTTGAACAGGCGGAATACGCCATTGGGCTGCTCGCGCCGGCCATTATTATTTACAGCGAGAAGAAAGAGCAAGAACGCCTGCAACTGCTGGCTTTGCAATATGCCGAGCAACAGAAGGCTATAGCTGAGCAGCAGGAAACTGGTGAGGTCGTACCGATTGAAGCCAAAATCATCGAGGAATCCAAACATCCGATGCGCGGCAATATGAGCATCACAGGAATCAGAACCAAAATGGAATTCACCGTGCAAAATGAATCACTGGTGCCGCCCCACCTCAAGACAACTGATCTTAAGAAAGTGGAATCCGAATACGACATTTACCAAAAACCTATCCCAGGCATTCTGATCACAGAGAAAAAATCAACCGTATCGAGGTTCAGCTAATGTACGAAGTTAAGATCGTCCAGGATGGCAAAGAGATATTCAGCCAGGTGTTCGAGGCTTTGAACATACCGAGGTTAATTCAATTCATTAACCAGCCGGTAAGAAAGCCCAGGTCGGACAAAGGACAAAAGAAATGAAGAGATGCCTGGTGTCCGAAGACTATCGGGGCAGCAGCCACAGGGCAGTGAGTAAGGCGCGAATCCCCGAGCCAGGTGCCGAACCCTCCTTATTTATTCAGGGGCCGGGTTGCCGCCCCGGCCCCTACTTAATCCATGAAATATAACGACTGGCAGGAGCAGACCATACGTGAAATACAGCGGGAATTATTACACGAAAATGAGGTTGCACGCCGCATGCACGGTGTCAGGTTTCTTTCCCGCAGCGGGGGAAGAGGTCGGGATATCCCTCCCCGCATGGTCACCTTGGTGCACTATGGTCACCGGTGGAGGTTGTGGAGCGGCGAGGACCGGCAGGACGGCGGGAGAATCCCTTGGGACTGTTGGGCAACCGAGATGGGGTTGGCCGATGCCGAGATGGCACGTCAGGAATTCGAGAGGCTATTGGTAGCGTCCGGAGGTAGATTTTGAACATTAATATTGTGATACCGGAAAATTGTGAGGCCGAGACAATCACTGTCGTCTATAAATTTAAGCCGGCTGTTAAGCCAGTAGAGAAGCTAACTTCTGGTGAGTTGGCGTTCATAGATTCAAGGCCGTTGAAAAACAACGGGAAATGGTCATGTAAAACCTGCGGCGCGGAGTTTGATTCGATCAGGAGCTGCGGTCAGCACTCAAGGCATTGCGGGAATAAACGAGTGAAAGGACGGGGACGATGGACACCTGAGCAGGTGGCCTACCTGATGGAGCACTGGGGCAAGGAAAATAATAAGGAAGTCGCCCAGCACCTGGGCTTCACCGCGAAGAAATGCAGCGACAAGTACGGCAGTGAGATACGCAGGTCCAAGCCGGATGAATCGATTAAGGCTACCGATGAATCGATATCCTTTGAAAATGAAACGGTCGCACCTCCGGCGCCACCCATAGATGAGAGGTGGTCTTCCAATATCAGGGGGGGAACTAAGCCTTCATTCATAGATTCAGTCAAAAGTGTTTTTCAGAAAAAGGAATTCCAGGTTCCGGCGGATTACGATGCCGCCAAGCCATTCGGTATTAAATCCTACGTCTACCATGCGCCCGGGCGGGAGATCGGCAAGATAGTGACTATTGACATGAGCTCCAAACTCGTCACGGTGGACTTTAACAGCACAACAAAGAAATTCACCATCGACGCCGCAAAGTCTATGCATAAAGAAATGATTGTGAGGGCGAAATGATATATACAACCTACAATTTAGCAGTCAAACATAACGCCTGTGAGAGGGCATTGGAAGCATGGGTCAAACATGTCGGGGGCATCGAGAAGTTGGATGTCGATACCCAAATCCCCTTGACGGATATCCTTGATGTCCTGGGTATCAGTGATTGCCTCTGGGCACTACGCACTATCCAGGATCAAGAAGTGGCCGATATTATTGCCACTAAGTTTTTAATCGCCGTCGCTGACAGGGAGTTAAGTTATTTTGAATCTAAATATCCGGAAGATAAGCGACCTTGCCGGGCGATCGAAGCGCTGCGAGCTTATTTTTTGAATCCGTCAAACAAGACGGCCCACGCGGTGGATGATGCTTACAGGGCGACTCTTGGAGCGAATCTTAGTGTGGATGATAGGGATATTATATGGGGCGCTGCTCGCCGGCGGTGGTTGGGGCATGGCGCGGGTTGCGGCTCGCGGGCGCGGGCTGCGAGTTACGATCGCTGGGCTGCGAATTCGGCTCTCGGCGGGCGGGCGCTTTCGGAGGCGGAACTAAAATGGCAAACCGCAAAATTAAAGGAATCACTGGAGGAGGCATGATTTGCCCGAATTGTGGCCGCAGGTGCATCAAATTGTTTAACCGGTATCTGTGTTGGAATTGTGCATGGAGTGATTATGCCTGATTACTGTCTGTGCGATGACGCCGTGCTCAATTACCATTGCCCGTTCACGGCTAAGTGCTGCTGGCGCTGCAAACGTCATAACTGCCATTGGTTTTACGTTTTCGGTCATGCATGTGATGAGGCTAATTTATGAATAAAACCGCCATCGAGTGGACTGACTACACCTGGAACCCCATTACCGGCTGTACTTATGGCTGCGATTACTGCTATGCCCGCAAGATCGCCGAGAGATTTAAGGGTGGGAAGGCTTTCCCCAATGGGTTTGTGCCGACCTTTCATGAAGACAGGCGTTTCGAGCCATGGTCCCTTAAAAAACCAGCGAAGATATTTACGTGCTCTATGGGTGAGTTATTCGGGGATAATGAGAACTGGACGCATGATGTTTTACAAACGATAAACCTAACCCCACAGCACACATTCCAGCTTCTCACTAAACAGCCGCGGAAGCTATCCAAATGGTCGCCATTCCCTGATAACTGCTGGCTCGGCGCGAGTTGCATAAGTGGCAGGGCATTTGTTGAGGCGGCCAGGCATCTATCAATAGTCCAGGCCAAGGTCAAGTTTGTATCCTTTGAGCCCTTATTGGGGTCAATCATGGACGCGGCCTACGACGATCTCGATGATTACGCCTTCATTATGAAGGATGCCGGCATCGACTGGGTAATAGTGGGGACGCAGACCAACCCAAGAATACAACCGCGTTTCGATTAGGTCGATCAGATAAGGGATGTTGCTGACAAGGTCGGGATCCCCGTGTTTATGAAGAACAATATCAATCCCCGGTATGGCACGCTGCGCCAGGAGTTTCCTGCATGAGCTCTTACGACCCAGAAGAGATGGCGCGACAGGAGATCAAGCGGGCCCTGGCACTGAGGGATAAGCCGGGCACGCCAGTATTTAAGAAGCTCTGGCACACGTGGACAGAGTCGGAGGATGATTATATCCGCCGCCACTATAAACAGAGTAACGAGTCGGCGCAGGAAATAGCGACTATCTTAAAACTGACTCCCCACCAGGTCAAGGGCAGGGCTCACGTTATGGGACTGGGGAAGAAGACCGGACACACGCGATACTGGACTCCTGAGGAGGACGCGGAACTAAAGCGGCTGGTTCACAGATACGCGATCACCACTATCTCAAATAAGATAAATCGCAGCCCCAACGCCATCAAGGTGCGGTTGACCAGGATGAAGCTCTGTCTGAGAAGCCGCGATGGTTGGTACACAAAAAAGGATTGCTGTGAAATCCTGGGCATCGATCATCACACTCTACAACCTTTCCTGGACTCCGGCGCCCTGAAAGCCACATACCATAATGGCCGCAAGCCAGGTAAGAACGGGATGGCCATGTGGCACATCGAGGGGAAGGACCTGAGGGAGTTTATTATCAAATACTGCCAGCACTTCAACGGACGAAACGTCAACCTGATAAAAATAATCGATTTAGTGAGGAAGGGAAAGAATGTCTGAGATTACCTGGATAAAGATCACCACCGATATGTTCGAGGATGAGAAACTCCTCATCATTGAATCGATGCCCGAGTGCGATGCCATCCTGGTGATGTGGGCCAAGCTTATGCTGCGCGCCGGGAAGTGCAATGCCGGTGGTTGGATTTACCTGGCTGAGGGCAGGCCCTACACCGAGGAGATGCTGGCCGCCATCTTCCGCCGGCCGATCAACACGGTCCGGCTGGCCCTTAGCACACTGACGAATCTGGGAATGATAGAGGTGAGCGACAACGGCATCTTTATCATCAACTGGGAGAAGTACCAGAACATACAGGCACTGGGGATCATAAGGGAACGGAATCGCCTACGGAAAGCCAAACAACGCGACTCCCAAAAACCTGAGACTGTCACAGCAATGTCACAGCAATGTCACAGCAATGTCACGCAACAGAATAAGATAGAAGAGATAGATAAAGAGAAAGAACAAGATAAGAACCTAACGGGCGGCAAGCCGCCATCTATTGACCCAATCGATTGTTGTTTTACTTATTCAGATTATCAAAACTTACTGGAGGTTTACCCTGACAAAGTTGCCTTACTCGTAACTGCTTTCAAGAAGCTGCACTCAAACGCTCCTGATATCGATATGCAGAAGTGCGGCGGTCGGATTGCCGGCATGTACGGGAAGAAGGGCAAAGATGCGGGCTTTATCCTCAAGGTGATCTGGGACACGGCTTCACACGGAATAGCCGGCAGCCACCTGGACTTCATTAATGCGGTGCTGTTTCGGCATACGTCCAAACCACCAAATGGGAGGAAACCACTTGACCCCGATAAATACGTCAAGGGCAAATACGCCCATATGGTGCAGAGATGAGTGATTTAATACCAGTAACGCAATCGATCCAGCTTACTCCGGCTGAACAAAACGTGGTTGACACCCAGCACATGGCCCGGCATGTCAAGGGGTGCTTTGTCGCCCTGGGCGGGCTGCTGAAGCTCAACAAAGACAACGCCTGGTGGTCGCAGGCAGGATTTGAGGCCTGGCGGGATTATGTGGAGCAGTTGGGGATCGGTGACTACACTATGGCCACGCGGCTCATCAAGGTTTATGAAATTGTGACGTCGCAATATATTTCAGAAGAGGATGTGCATGAGATCGGCATGACCAAGATGTTCCTACTTCTCCCCATGGCCAAGCAAGGGAAGTTGCCACTGGAGATCATTGACCTGGCCAAGAATTGCACTAACCGGGACCTGAGGGAAAAACTGGGATTGAAAGTCACGCGGAATGACGGCGCTCATTCAGTGACGTGCTCCCGCTGCGGCGCGGAAATTACCGGTGCGAAATGGGTTGAAAAACATGAACCAGAAAACAGTTGAAGTCGTCCTGCAACGCTCAGGCGGAATATGTGAGGCGCCGGACTGCGCTGGGCCTGACTTCCGTGGACTCCAGCATGCCCACCTGTTGCATCGCAAAATGGGCGGCCGGCATGGAGTGATGGAGCGGATAATCGACGACCCGCGCAACGTGACTCTCCTGTGTGCCAATTGTCACGATCTGTTAGATGGCAGGGTCTACAGTCCCGCGGAGGCGGCGAAACTTTCCCAGTACCTCAAGAACAAAACTGACTGGGAGGAATGGAAACATGAGCATTCGGGGTGATCAGAAATTCCATAGAAAGATAGGGAGACCAAATGAAGAATAACGGCTTCTATTTTAGACGGATGGCGCTCGAGACCGGCAGGTTGAGCCGTGACTCCCAACGGGAATACCCGCGCGACGTGTTCCCTTTCGGCAGCGAGGAGATCGAGCTATTTGCCCATCAATGCGAGGATACCTGGCACGTCACGGAAAAGAAAACCGGTTGCCGAGTTGGGAGTGGTGAAGACATGGACGCGGCCATCAAGGACGCCAACAGGGTTATTGACACCTGCGGCAAAGACAAGTTCGTCGAGTCGATTAAAGACACCTTTAAAAAGCTGAATGAAGGGCTGGAGTACGACTATCAGAGGAAGGAATGGATTGACCCGGATGCCAAACTTCTCGTGCAGGAAGTGGACGGAGGTCCTGATGATTAAGGAAAGTGATCATGCCTGAATGGATAGACTCATTATCAGATCACGGGCGGCAAGCGTGGTACTCCCTATTGCAGTCAATGGTCATGGCATACCGCAAGAAAGATAAAAAGCAAATGGTTGAGATCTCTGCAAAATTAGAGAGTGTTGAGGAGATTGGAAGTTTAATCAGGCAACAACCCGGGAGGGCAAATGCATCACACGACACTGATTAACGCGATAACCACGGCCAGGTTAGTGGGGCACCCGGTTTACCTAAAGTACAAAGGCATATTTAATATTTACCTCACGGACACAGCCCCTAAAGAGCCATACATTATGGTTGACCCAAAGGGTAATGTGGTGAAGGTGAAATGACGGAGAGTTACTCGCGGCGGCTCATCCGCTTTGTACTGGTAAATTATGTTGATCTTTCCGCTGGCTGCTCGCCGCGAGTTTTGGAGGAAATGAAGATATTTACAAAGGTACGTGGCACAAAGAGCCCACAGATAACGTTGACAATTTGGAAGGCCGATATCGACATGGCCATATCATCTCTCAGCAAGAGCGACGTCTGGGGATTAATATCGTTGTCCATAACGCCATCAATGTTGCAGCAGGTCGGGCGGCATCCACAGCTTAGTGCCTGGCAGCGTCGGATAGTGAATGGCTGCATAATCGAATCATGCGCCGGCTGCGGAGGAAAATTTGCGCCAGGATATTGCGAAAATTGGTTCATCATAAAAAAGATGAGGGACTTTCTCAATGGTGCACGGTTTTCAGATACGGACGTACTACGTAAAACTTGACATCACGAACAAAATCCTTTACAGTATGTGTATTGGGGACTTCTGCACAGAAGTTCCTTTTTTATTGCCCGCTTAACCGCGGGCTTTTTTCAAGGACATAATTATGAACCAATTATGCCCCTTAATATTGGATGATAGCCTAATAGGTTGGTTAGAGGTATGGTTAGAAGTGAATAACGAGACAGTCTCCGTGTGCATTCATTGTGCTCCGTTATTACTTATCTACTGCGGCCAGGGCAAAGAGTAAGCCGCTGGTCTCATAAACCAGAGATACCCGGCGCGACTCCGGGGGCCGCTACCATGAATATGATTATTGAATCGTTAAAGCCTCTCATTATCCCCATCGATTCTATAAAACTCGATCCTCATAATGCGCGCAGGCACCCAGATCTGAACCTCGAGGCAATCAAGCGCAGTCTGGAAGCTTATGGTCAGAGGAAACCGATTGTTGTGCGCAGTGAAGACAGGATAGTTGAGGCTGGCAACGGGATGCTGCAGGCGGCCATAGAGATGGGATGGAGTGAGATTGCAGCGGTGATGGTAGAGGATAATGAGCAGATGGCTGCAGGCTACTCGCTGATGGATAATCAGAGCGCTCTATTGGCTGAGTGGGATCCGGCAATCTTGAAAGAGCAACTGGAAATGCTCGAGATAGCGGGATTCGATATGGAACTAACGGGTTTCTCAACCCAGGACCTTAGCGCGCTTCAAGTCGAAGAGAAGGGGTTGATTGATGATGACGATATCCCGGAGGAAGTTGAAGCGTCATGCAAGACCCGGCAACTCTACAGGATGGGTGATCATCGTCTGTTATGTGGCGACTGCACGGTAGATGAGCAAGTGCAAAGATTAATGGATGGTAATCCAGCCGATATGGTGTTCACGGACCCGCCTTATAACGTGAAGTGGCAATACAGGGGAAAGCTACACAAAGAAAGATTTAAGGGCATGGTCAACGATGACCTGAACCCCGAAGATTGGGAGAGATTTTGTAGCGCTTTCATTAGCAACCTATCCAATATACTCACACCAGGGCATGCTTATTACGTATGCTCGGGCTGGAACTCGTTCTCTCAATTTGAGAAGCAACTGCAAAACAACTCCATGTCGCTGAGGCAGTTGATAATCTGGGCAAAGAACCAGTTTGTGATGGGTAAGTTCAAGACCGATTATAACAGGCAGCATGAGCAAATACTCTATGGTTGGAAAGAAGGCGCAGCTCACAGGTGGTTTGGTGATCATTCACAATCAGACCTGTGGCAGATCGATAAGGTATTCAATCTCAATATGGTGCATAGCACAGAGAAGCCGGTAGCCCTGGCGGAACGTGCTATTAAGAACAGTTCATTAATAAATGAGGTAATAGTTGATTTATTCGGCGGCTCCGGATCGACATTAATTGCTTGCCAGAAACTTGGTCGCAGGTGTTACTGCATGGAGATTGACCCGCATTATTGCGACGTTATAATCAACCGCTGGGAGCAGTTCACCGGATTGAAGGCCGAGTTGATCAATGGGTGACAGAGGCAGGCCCCGAATACAAATCAATTGGGCGGAGTTTGATAAGCTCTGTCAATTGCATTGTACTTTAATTGAGATCGCTGATTGGTTTGGCTGCTCAGAGGATACCATCGAGCGCGCATGCCTGAGAGAAAAAGGCGCGAATTTTGCGGAGTATTATAAAAAAAGAGCAGCAAGGGGATCGGTCTCTTTAAGAAGGGCACAGATGTCGGCCGCTCTTGGCAATGAGTCAAGGCCAATGATGGATACTGACGGGAAGGTTTTGGTAGACAAGAAGGGTAAGCCTGTTTATTCAGAAGGTAAGCCTCCTAATATTACGATGCAGATATGGCTTGGCAAGCAGTACCTGGGACAGAAGGAAAACCCACGCGATGCCGTATAAACCAGCGCGTCCCTGCAGGCAGCCAGGCTGTCCAGGGTTGACCAATGACCGCACTGGTTATTGTGATAAGCATAAGCCTCAAGTATTAAAGCAGCAGAACAGTGAAAGACCAAGCGCGAATGCGCGTGGCTACACATACCGATGGCATAAGGTTAGCAGACTATATCTACAATCGAATCCGTTATGCACTGAGTGCCTCAAGGAAGGGCGTACAACAGCGGCCAGTGTAGTTGACCACATCAAGCCCCATAAGGGCAACCAGGAGCTATTCTGGGACGAGAACAACTGGCAATCGATGTGCCGGCCTCACCACGACAAGAAGACGGCAGCCGAAGATGGAGCATTCGGCAATAAACAGACACATAGGGGATAGGCGGTATAAATCTCTACAGCCCTATAGCTACGAAACCGAGCGGCAAGCTTCGCGTGGAAAATGTCAGCAAAAGAAATAATTCATATGATGAGTTGGAATAGTTAAATGGGAGGGAAAGGGAGCGGTGGATCGAATAAAAAGTCCGTTGAGCAGCACTTACATAGTGGAACGTACCGGGTAGACCGGCACGGGCCGCTTCCTGCGAGGTTGTCAGCAAAAGACGGATTAAAGAAGCGCCCGGTGCAAACGAAGGTTGCGATTGCGAAAGCTCCAGGGAAATCAGGCGGAGCGCTCATGTCAGCAAAAGATGGACTAAAGCAGCGTACGACCAAGCAGGTAGAGACCCCGATCTCTTGTCCTGAATGGTTTGATGAGTACGGCAAGGCTGAGTTTCAACGGATCTGCCAGGTGTTACATGACCTGGGCACACTGCAGGACGTCAATCACGCGACACTTGAGGGTTACTGCGCTGCTTATTCCCGGGCGGTGCGCGCGGAGCTCGCGCTGAGGGATGGCTTCGAGGTTGCGGTGGAGTTCTATACCAAGACAGGCGATCCGTACACAGTGATGAGAAAGAAGACGGAGGTGGCCATCGCTGAGAAGGCCTGGGCACAGGTCAAGACTTTCGCGGTGGAACTGGGCATCACCGTTACAAAAGGCCCACAGGAACCGACTGAAGAGGGGTTGACTCCATTGGAGAAGGCGCTCCGGGCGGCGGAAAGGAAGCCGAGATAAATGTATGAAGTCAAAAATCAATCCAGAAGCCGCCAACCAGGCGATCGCATTCTTCAAAGGACTAAGGCATACCACGGGACAATGGGCCGGTGAGCCCTTTCATTTACTGGACTGGCAGCATAAGGCCACAGTCGAGATATTTGGAACACTCAAGACAGACGGGTTCAGGCAATATCAGACCGTCTATATCGAGATACCAAAGAAGAATGGGAAGTCTGAATTCGCCTCCGGCCTGGCGCTCTACCTTTTAACCGCTGACAGCGAGCCTGGCGCGCAGGTCTATTCTGCAGCCACGGTCCGCGAGCAGGCGGAAATTGTCTACCGGGCCGCTAAGATAATGGTGGAGGAGAGCCCGGAGCTTTCCTCAAGATGTGACGTCCTGGACGGCACAAAACGTATAACCGTCCCCAGGTCCAATTCATTTTACCGGGTGCTCTCTTCAGAGAACTACTCAAAACATGGATACAACATTTCGGGGTTAGTGGTCGACGAGGTACATGCGCACAAGGACAGAGGTCTGATCGATGTCCTGACCAAAGGATCCGGCGCGGCCCGCCGGCAGCCGCTGTTTATATTCATAACGACGGCTGGCACGGACCGGAATTCGATCTGTTGGGAGATCCGCGAGCACGCTTTAAGAGTATTAAAATTTCGGTATCCTAAACAATACGCCTGGGTGCAGGGATCTCCGATGGATGACCCGTCTTTCTATGCGGTGGTTTACGGTTTAAAAGATGACGAGGACTGGACGGACGAGAAGAACTGGTACAAAGCCAACCCTGCCCTGGGGCAGATTTTAAACATAGATGAATTTAGGAAGTCTTTCCAGGACGCGCAGCGCAACATAGCCGAGGAGAACCTCTTCAAACAACTGAGATTGAATATCTGGGTGAAAAGTTCATTGCGCTGGATGAAAATGTCGGACTGGGACGCCTGTAACGCCCCCATTGAAGATTTAAAAGGGGCTGATTGTTACGGCGGGCTTGACCTGGCCTCAACCACGGACCTGGCAGCGCTTGCCCTGGTCTTTCCTCAGGATGATATCTACAAAACCCTGATGAAATTCTGGATACCGGAGGACACAGCGGCGGACAAAGAGAAGCACGACCAGGTGCCTTACCGGGAATGGGCGAAAAAAGGTTTCATCACCTTAACGCCGGGGAACGTGATCGATTATTCCTATATAAAGGAACAGATACGGGAGATCCGTGAGGAATTCAATTTAAGGGAGCTGGCCTTCGACCGCTGGGGCGCCACGAAATTAGTCCAGGACCTTATAGAAGACGGGTTCGTGATGGACCCCAAGGAACAAGGACCGGTGATCATCCCCTTCGGCCAGGGGTTTGCCTCAATGAGCGCCCCGACCAAAGAGATCATGAATATCGTCCTGGGTAAGAAACTCCACCATGGCGGCAACCCTGTTTTAAGGTGGAATGCCGACAACATGACCGTCCTGCAGGATCCGGCGGGGAATATCAAGCCGGTCAAACCCAAGGGCGCGATGAAGATCGACGGCATGGTCGCTTTAATCATGGCGCTGGACCGGGCAACAAGACACGCTCCGGAAGAGAAGTCAGCTTTCGAGGATGAAGGCTACGATGTCAAGGTATTTTAATGAAGAAGTATAAATTTGATCGGTCAGACATATTTATTCTACTCGGAGTCCTCGGTATTTTGGCGGGGGTCTGGTTGATCTACATCCCGGCATCGGTGATCATGGCCGGGCTGGCGCTAATCGCCTGGGGATTATTTATTGAAGGTTAGATATGGGATTTATCAAAAACTCCATAGAGAAACGATCAGCATTTAAAGCTACTGACCCGCGTTACTGGTTAGGTTTATCTGGCAATAAGTCCAATGCAGGAGTGTCTGTAACGGTCAATACTGCCATGAGGGTCTCGGCTGTTTTTGCGTGTGTCAGTGTGCTGGCGAGCACATTTGCTTATGTGCCTTGGAAGACCTACCGAAGATTGACCCGGGGCAAAGAACCGGCCACGGACCATAGGTTATACAAGGTATTACATGACCGGCCCAACCCGGAGCAGAACTCTTTCACATTCAGATCAACCGCGATGGCGCAAGCGCTGTTACATGGTAACGCTTACGCCGAGATTGAGTTCAATAACAGAGGGTTACCGGTGGCATTGTGGCCGTTACCTGCCTGGAGGGTCAAACCGTTACGCACTCAGGAAAAGGAACTATTTTACCAATTAACACTGCCTGACGGTCCCAAGAATCTCCCCCCTTATCAGGTGTGGCAATTGATGGGGTTAAGTACAGATGGAGCCTCCGGATTATCAGTTATCCAGCAGGCTCGGGAGCCCATTGGGTTAGCGATTGCCACTGAGCAATTTGGGGCGACCTATTTCTCCCAGGGTGCCAACGTCGGGGGGGTGGTCGAGCACCCCAAGATAATGACAGGCCCGGCCTCGGATCGGTTGTATAGCCGGTTGAATGAAAAATATGCAGGACTGGGATCGGCCAATAGATTGATGTTATTGGAAGAAGGGATGCATTATCAGAAGGTGGGTATCCCGCCCAACGATTCACAGTTTATCGAATCAAGGCAATTCCAGATCGAGGATATCGCCCGCATGTTTCATGTCCCGTTACACATGATCGGGCACTTGTTAAGGTCGACGAACAATAATATTGAGCAGCAGGGGATTGAGTTCGTCGTCTACACAATGAACCCCTGGTTTGTAAACTGCGAGCAGGAGACTAATTTCAAGCTCTTCGGGCTTGACAGTGGATATTTTAATGAATTCCTGGTAGATGGTTTACTGAGGGGAGACTCGGCGGCGAGGTCGGCTTACTATCAGCAGTTGTTCTACATCGGCGCCCTTAGTCCGAATGATATCCGCGAGAAGGAAAATATGAACCCCGTGGACGGAGGGGATAATTATTACACTCAACTGAATATGATCCCGCTGCAGGATGCGGGTTTGAATCAACAAAACACAGCGCCTCTTAACCTTGAGACAAGGAGTAAGAAGGGGAGCGCGGTACACCGCGGGAGAGTCGCAAGATCCTATTTACCGGTTTTTGAAGCGGCCGCGGCACAAGTGGTCAAGGCCGAGGTGAGCGCAGTTAGGCGCGCGGCTAAGAAATACTTCACAGAGAGATCCGTTGATCAGTGGCAGATCTGGCTGGAGGATTTCTACCGCGATTTCCCGGCCCATGTGATTAAATCGAAAATGGGTGCGGCCTTCATGTCGTTAGCTGACGCGATCAAGTTTATCGCGGCCAACGAGGTCAATATAAAGGAGCCTTCTGTAGATAATTTTGTGAAGGCTTACGGAGAGAATTTCGGCGCGATCTACACGGATTCTTCGAAAGGCCAATTAGAGGCGATCGTCCGTGACACAAAAAACACCGACCCTTTGATCAACATAGAGGCAAGACTCGACGAATGGGAGGCTAATCGCCCGGGCAAAGTGGCTTTGAATGAAACAGTTAGATTGGCCAATGCCGTGGCCAAGACGGTTTTTGTGGCGGCCGGTATCACTAAATTAGTCTGGGCGGCCATGGGAAGCAAGCCCTGTGATTTCTGCGAAAGCATCGATGGCCAGGTCGTGGGCATAGAGGGTAAATTCTCCACCTCTGGATTGTCCGAAGCTGGCCATCCACCAATTCACGAGGGCTGCGAGTGCCAGATAGTTCCTGAATAATATTTCTTGAGAAATAAAATGGAAAACGATTGTTTCACACATAGCTGTGACCTGTGTCTTTATAAAGACTACGAGTTATGCGGTGAGAATGCTCATTTTGAACCACGGGAGGTAAATATGACTAAGCAAAAAAACGATACCGAGTTGAGAACATTCGAAGTCACCGAGCTGCGGGTAGACCAGGGTGAAGATAAAAAGCCGGTTATCAAAGGATATGCCGCAGTTTTCAATAAGCTCTCTGAGGATCTTGGGGGATTCAGGGAGATGGTGTCACCCGGCGCCTTTAAAAATACTGTTGCCAAGGACGATATCAGGGCACTTTTCAACCATGACCCGAACTATGTCCTCGGCAGGACCATTAACGACACGCTCCGGATGGTGGAAGATGATAAGGGGCTGGCCATTGAGATCGACCCGCCAGATACGCAGTGGGCGCGGGACCTCATGATCTCGATCGGGAGGAAGGACATCACCCAAATGTCGTTCGGTTTCCGGACACTCAAAGACGAATGGAATAACTCTGACCTAAAAAATATCATCCGGAAACTGGTGGAGGCTCAACTTTTCGACGTTTCGCCGGTAACCTTCCCGGCCTATCCCCAGACCTCTGTCAAGGTAAGGGACTATCTAAGCGCTCTGTCCGCCCGGGAACTGGAAGATCAGGATGCTCTTTTTAAGAAAGGGTCTGCTGACCGTCTGGTCCGCAAGCGGATTTTAGATACAACGGAAAAATTAATTTAAGGCGAAAGCCAAGGGAGAGATACATGAAAAACATTAT